GTTTGTTGTTAGGTATATGCTAAAAGCTGGCCCAGTACCCGCGACATTAGCCGCAAGGTCAGCCTGAACTATCGTCCCATCCTGAACCTTATCAATACCACCAATACCTGTAATTGAGCATGCCATATTAGTTACCTCCTACCAATGTCCAAGACGCACCTGATGGGATAGTCACATCAGTAGCATCATCAATAGTTACGTTGCCGAAGCTACCTGCGTTCTTAATCTTCCCGCAGCTATGAACCCCTGACTGAGTACCAGACGTATTCACTGCCGATCCACCTAGTGTTGTAGAGACTTGGAAGCTAGCGGTACTCAAACCTGTAGCAATGACGTAGTAAGCAACGGTTGAGCTCAATCCAGTAGGTAACGCTCCGGTAGTCGTGAAGCGTACTGGCTGACCGGCTACGAAAGTGTTGGTGAGTGTGATAACGGCAGGAGTAGCAATAGAGATCGTCGCACCTGAAACCATTGCGTCTTGACCAATGGTATAGTCTTGGGTGATGAGTAGGTCACACTCAACAAACGCTCTATCTGTACCACCACCTGTTGCTCCTGCACTGACGATCAAATCACCAGAGCCGAGGACAGTTGTTCCGTTGATGGTTTTGATGTTAGTAGCTGAAACGAGGGTATCTTGCTTTAGGTCGAGTGCTGTCTGTGTAGCTGTACTAACTGGCTTATTGGTGTCTGCGGTGTTATCAACATTACCTAAGCCCAAGTTAGTGCGCGAAGTAGAAGCGCTTACCAGATCAGAGAGGTTGGCCGACTTCTGCATCATGTTCAGCGCAGCGCCAGCAGACCACCGGAGTTCGATATAGACCGTCTTGCCGGGAGAGCTTGGGTAAGCGAAACCGCCAACCTGCCCAGTGACCCCCTCAATATCCCGCTCAATCGTGCAGGTATCCGCAGTCCGTGCAGTCACCTTGATAACTTCAAAGCGCTCTTCGACGTTGGCTACATCTTTCTCGTACAGCGTGATGTAGCAGAAGTCACCACCGGAAGGCGCAGGGAAACGCGAACCTTCGCCGGTAGCCATAATCAGCGTCGTGCCACCTTGGGTTAGAGAACCTGATAGCGTCGTGGAAGCGTTGTTGGTAAATAACTGTGGCATCAGATTTCCTTAATGCTGACCTTGAGTTCATCCTGCTTGATCCGGCCAAGCGCGGTCGTTGTGGTCACGGTGATCTTGTACTTGGTGAGATTGACCCCGCCTGATACCCAGACTTTGACCTTGCTTCCGACAATCAGATCGGACAGGGTTAAACCTGAAGGAGAAGCAGTAACCACCGTTGATAGAACGGAATCCCCTGTCTGTAACCACTCGCTGTAATCAACGTCGTAGTCCAGCTTGTCGGCTGGCTGTTGGGTGAATGAACCGATAACTGCCATAGTTAAACTCCTGCTCCATTGGCCGCAGCGGGTACAACCATGACGCGGTTTTGTGACGGAACTAAAAACGCACGATCTGACGCGCCGGTAGTGAAGTCCTGACCTGACTCAAACCCGACAAGAACCATCGGCTGACTGATCGGCGTGTATTTGTTGTGGTGCGTGACAAACGCTGCAACGCCTTCAACACGAAGCGGCTCACTGATCGGGATGTACTTGAGGCTATTCCGAGTACCAACAGCCTGTTCAACCAGCAACATCTTCTCGCTGGCGTAGCCGTAGATTGCGATACCGCCTTTTACAACTGCGCCCAACATCATTGCCCCGCGCCCTGCAGCGTAGTGCTGCACAGATGAGGTGACGTTACCGACTAGGTTGATCGTGGCGCGAAGAATCCCCGTAATAAACGGAGTCGCCCCAACGGAACCGAGTACAGCAGAGTTGAGCGCAGTGCGATTCATTACTGGAAGTCGAGCGAGAGTTCGCCAGCTTTGGTGATAAACACGTCATCCACGTTCAGCACCTTCGGAGATGCATTACCACTGGAATCCTTGATCTCGCCAGAAGCCCACATATTGCCGCCTGAGAGCGCGTCGTAGATGCCCCAGTGGGTGACGGTGATCGCGTTGTTCTCAACTGCCGGGAAGGTCACAGCATTGCTGTTGGAGGTCAAAGTACCTGCGCCAACCGGAGCCGCCCAACTGCCGATAGCCTGACGCGCATACCAAGCACCGGAAGCCTCGTTAGCGGTTAAGTTTGCGTCAGTAGGATCAGCAACGAACAGCGCAAGATATTTGGCGCTACCAGTGACGAAGTGATCGTTAATACACTTCTGGGCGTAGAAAGTTGAAAAGCCAGCCATGTGTTACTCCTTGAATAGTGCGTATGCTGCGGTTGCGCGTTCGACTGCGCCAGATTCGGAATCTTTTGAATAAGCCCGGTAGATCATGTAATTCACCAGCCTGTCAGCGTAAATATCCCGAACGTCGATATTGTTTGACTCGCCAACCTGAGCAGGAACTGCTGCGTAGGTCATCACAACGGTTGCTGGAGATGCGTTCTGTGCTGGATAGACGTAGTACGTTTCCGGCTGCGGATCATCCATGTAGTGCTTCACAGAAGAAGCTGTTGGAGTCTTCATCCAGTTAGGTGCGAAGTTGTCCAACATCTGACGATTACAAGGCGTAACAGATGCGCCGTTGTCGTTTTGACGGATCTCGATGATCTCGATGCAGTCAGACGGATTGGTTTGCTTTGCTCCGGCAATCAATTTCGTTGTGACTGTCTTTGTCTTTGCGTCAGGCTGAATCTTTACGAGAGCCAACTGGCCTTCATTTAGCCACTCAAGGCGCTCAGATACCGTCCAGCGAACAGCATCAATGTCATCCGACAAAATGCCAAACTTTGACAAGACAGAAGAAACGGTAACGCTCATGCGAACCTCCGCTTCTGAACCACAAGATCGCCAGCGCCGTAATCGGTCATTAGCTCAATCTCGGCTTCTGCAACCTTGTTCTTGAATTCTTGCTTGTGATACATCGCCTTGTTGTCATTACTCCAAGGCATATCAGGAAGCTCGTACATCCGGGCCTTGCAGCCATGAACCAAGCACTCTTCAAAGCGATCAATCAACTCAGATGGAATTGTCGATGCGTCAGTATTTGGAATGAACGAGACACGAACGCTTGCAACAAGCCCGGTTTGATTAACAGTTGGCTTTGGATACAAACGGACAGACATATCCGAGTTAATGACGTAGTTCGTTGGCTCGCCCTCTGCACTGAGCAGATAAGAGCGATTGCGGATAATCTCGTCATTCGTGATCGGAGTCATCGGCTTGCGCGGCTGAATCACAACAGCGCGAATATTACGAACAGAAGCATCAGATACAGGCGTATCTAGTTCGTAGTCTTGAATTCCGGGCTGAATAGAAACGTCTTGCCACTCATTCCAGCACTCTGATCTGCGACATAACTCTCGCGCAGCATGGATGAACATCGAGTGAATAACTGGGTGCGGCGCACCAGAGAAGAACCCGGCAACCTGCGGAATGAGAGAAGCGATGCTTGTTGCCGACATTATTCATACGCCACAAATGATATGAGCGCCATTGTCGATTTCTCAACCAATGACGCTCATCGAAACAAAGTGGAAAATCTATTTAGGCATCAACAATGGCCAGCAGGCTTGAACGGCTTGCTACAGGCGCACCGGCTTCATTCGCATGGAACTCGGCGCGTTTTTGTTGGCGCAGGTAATCAACCATGTCAGCAGGAAGATCAACCGGCTCATCAAAAGGGACATACGCTTCATACGAGTTAAAGCCCAAATGAATGTGCGTGTCGGTGTTGCCGTAAGGACGCTGAATGATGACGCGACGAGTGCGGGAAACTGGAGTTGCCTCAGCTTCGCCTTGTTGGACTAGATCGGTATTGGCAGTACGTGCCATTTGAAACTCCTTGTGGTTAGAAACTAAAAACCCCGGATCTCTCCGGGGCGAAACTCAACTGTTAGACAGCAACAGCAGGAAGAACAGAAACGTCTTTGAACGTGAAGGCCAAGCTAGCGTTATCAAGGGCAGTTGTACCCGGCACAAACGCTGCCGAAGTTGCGACAACCTTGATATAACCAATCGGCGTGAAGCCATTGCCAATATCAGGCAAGCCACCAATACCTTCAAAGGTTTGAACCGTGCCGGAACCATCGAGGCCGACAACGTAGTAACCAGTTTGACCAATGGCCAAGCCAGCGTGACCAGCAGAGAAAGCCTGAGCAGCCAGCGCGGTTTTGGTCTTGAAGTAACCATCATTGGTGTAGGTGGTCGTGCCAGTGGTCTTGAACGTTGCAGCAGAGCCTGCATTGATCGCCAAGGTACAAGCAGACAAGCAGATATAACCAGCCAGATCGCGGGAAGATTCATTACTAATATCAGATAAACGGGCCATACTTTTCTCCAAACAGCGTTAAAAAACCCGCTCAGATTTCTCCAAGCGGGTATTTATTCAGGATTAGCTCAGGAGAGAATCCTTGTATGCGCCGGAAACAATCTTCTTGATGTGGGCGGTCTGAAGAACCTTGACAGCCTGCATCGTCTTGTAACCAGCCTTGGAGCGCTGTGCCAGCGGATCGGATTCGCTTGGGGTAGCGCGAACCAGAGTCGGGGTAACAGCGTATTCGCCCTTCAGAGCAACACCAGCCCATGCGTCAGAAGCAAACACCAGAATGTCGTACAGATTGACATTGGTTGCATTGTCGGAGTGCAGGTTAGCTGCAGTACCAACGGTTGCACCGGCATTGGCGCGTTTGCCCAACAGGGTGGAGGTCAGGAAGCGAACGTTCTCAAAGTTGCCGAACTCGCCTTGCAGCGGGGTCATGCTTGAACCGTAGTCAGCAACCGGCGTGAAGTTTGCGCCGAGCGTTTTACGCAGAGTGCCTTCCATGTCGGAGTGGCAAACAGCAATAAATGACGGCTCGCAAGCCTGAGTACCGAAACGGACATCAGACTTCACAACTTTGGTGATCGGGCGGCCGTGGTTGTTACGGATCGAACGAACAGCAGCGCGGAACTCTGCAGGGCCAGCCGGGATCTTGATAGCGCCTTCAGAAGCGGCGGAAACGCCAGCGGTGTCTTGCGACAGGATGACATTAACGCCAGCATCGCCAACGATACCCAACCAACGCATTGCTTCGACCACTTGGCCAGCATTCTCACCCAAGAGGCCCATGTACTCGGTAAGCACATCATCAACGTGGGTTTCTTCGATAACGTCAGTGATACCGATGACAGCACCGTACTGGGTTAGGGTGACATCAACGTTTTGCATGGTAGTACCAAGCTCAGTCGGGGTCGTGCCTTCAGCCAGTTGGAATGCAGACAGGTTGCCAGCAGTCAGGACTTCACCGTTAGCACCAATCTGGCTAGCAACAGCGGCTAGCTTGTGGCGACGGAAGTTGATGGTCTTGGTGTTGTTGGCCGGAAGCGGCTTCAATTGACCAATTTGCTCAAGAACCAGATAAGGAACGGCGCGCTCCAGCAAAACTTTTGCGGAATAAGCGGCTTGGGTAGGGGTAATAGAACCGTATGCAGTAACAGCCATGATTTTCTCCTTGGAAATGGCAGTCGTTTGAAAAACTCAATCGCTGCCGCTCCGTTCGGTTCGCTTCAGGCCGTGTGCTTGTTCTACATTGGGCGCTTATTCAGCGTGTCCTTAGATCCAGAGGCGCGGTCTTCTGCTGCCCTAATGGGTAGCGGTAAACGTGGTACACCTTCACCGGTGTCAGGATGTCGCCTTGTGAGCGACAACCATTACCGGATCTGGCTTGGTGTTGAATGGTGCGTCCGTCAACCAATGACGCACCTAGCATTTTTTACATCGCAGCCCATGCTTGTGCGTACTCATCTTCGCCAGATGCAGGGGTGCGAGTCGGCAGCTTGATACCGGAAGAACCAGATACGCCATAAGCGGCATCCTCTTCGTCGCTCATGCTTTGATCTTGCTGAAGTGAGTCTTTGTATTGATTCAGCAGCTTGACGATTTGACCTGAGCGCCCACCTTCGATAACGGATTGCGCCCACTGCTTGCGATCATCAGGAAGCTCTTCCATCCATTTGCCGAACTGCTCGCCGCCAATGATTTCTTGGAAGTCTTCGTGTGCATCTGCAATCTGTCCGAAGTGCATTGACTGGAAAGCCTCTTGCACATCATTGATAGCCTGAGCAATCACGCTCTTCACTTCGCTATCATCAACAGCCGGGACTGACTTGGCGGCAGAATGGGCAGCGACCTTGGAGATCATCTGAACGAACTCATCGCCAAAGTCTGCTGAAAGGCGAGATTTGATTTCCTCAACTTCTGCATCATCGACAACCGGAGCTTGAGAGACAGCAGATTCACGCGCAGCAAGTTCCTCTTCGCGCTTCTTCAGTCGGCCTTCCCAAGACTTCTGACGCTGAATATCTTCAGGAGACATTGGCTCATCATCGACATCGCCTTCAGGAGATTCCATCTCAGCCATCTCTTCAGCAACAGGCTCACCTTCTGCAGCGGCTTCTTGTGCAACAGCGGCTGGATTCTCAAACTCTTTGGCAGCTTCTTCGGTGTCAATTACGACAGCAACGGCAGGCGTATCGCCATTTTGTTCAGGGGCAGAAGCGGCAGGATCAGAACCTTCGTTCTTGTTGCCGTCATTTACAGACTCATCAGCCGGGGCTGGAGTCATCTGGGCTTCGTCTTCGCCATTAAAGGCTTTGCTGAATTCACTTTGGTTTTGCATTTCGGATTCCTAGAATGAAAAACCCGCCATGCAAGCAAGGGCGGGTGGTTTGTATCCTGCTAAGCAGGGCAATAGCACTTGCTAGGCGTGATTGTTCATCCGGCAACCAATGACGCAGACAAAGAAAAACCGCCCGGAGGCGGCTATCAATTCAGTTGTCCGGTATTCCCGGATAACTCAATCAAACGTATATCCGGTATAAGCACCGCCCGGATCAACCATTGCAGAGCGCAGCGCCATCAATTGCTTAATCCTGACCTGAGCATCAGACAACTTATCTTTGCCGCAACTGGTCATTGATATTTGATTCTGGCAGATGAGGGAGTCCAGCCACTCTGCAACCAGCTTGTAAGCCTCTGTGCCGTGATGGACACGCATATCAGAGTAAGCCTGCATTGTTTCGCGCATGGCTTTGTTTGCGTCGATTAGCGGTGTCACTGTGCAACCTCCTGAGTCTCAATGCCTGCTTGCTGCCCTTCATGCGGTGATTGCATTGGTTGCTGCATCTGCTGTTCCGGCATCGGTTGTGCGCCTTGTGCCATTTCAGCGCCAGAGCCTTCAGCCTGATCCATGTCTTTCCAGCCAGCCGAGCGAAGGATTGCGTCACCAGCCGGGGCAACAGTAGGATTAGTCGCTGCAACGCCTGCGGCCTGCATAGCGCTATAGGCTGCTTCAACACGCTTCAGCATCGCTTCGGACTCTGCCTTTGCTGCGTCAGCTTGCGCTTTTGCTGCCTTAGCTTGCGACTCTGCAACCTGCCCTTGCATGAGAGCCATCTGGAGTTGAGATTGCACCTGAGCAAGCTGGCTCTGCATCTGAGCCATCGGAGAGTTTTGCATCTCTTCGATTTCTTCTTTGCTCATCACAATATCGTTCAAGTCGGCAACTTCTGCTTTCTGGCGAGTCAAATCAGCCCACTTGATGTTTGCTCGCTCTTCCGGCTGTAGCGTAGAAGAGAACATTGCAAGCGCCTGAGAACGAACTTCCTTGGCCACCATAGAAGAAGCGCCCTTGGCCACGATGTCAAAGTCACCCTTGATAGAAGAGTCGCGGGAGAACTTCATGTTCCAGTGATACATCGCAGAGATGAACGGCTTGGTGATTCCCTCGTCGTAATTAACAACAAGATCCTTCAGAGCAATGTTTGCCTGACCAAGCAGCATTGATAAGCCACCCATTGTCCCGGCTGCACCTTGAGTCGGGTTATCGCCATAGGTGAATTTCGGGATGGCCAGTGTTTCGTCGGCGTTGTTATCGAATAGCTTCAGCAGGCTTTCTAGTTCTGCCATGTGAGAATTGAACTGAAGCTCACGAATGGCCGGATACTGGAAGTCGCCACCTGTGCGCGGCCATACTTTTCCGGGATAGATGTCAGTCAGGTTTGCATTCACCGGGAATGCAGGGACGAACACTTCAAACTGTGGGCCACAAGTCACAGCGGCGTTATCGAGAATCATCCGTGCTGCAGCGTTAATCATCTCCTGATCGTCGCGCATGATCGAGGCGATACCCTCGCCAAAGATGGAAGTCTCGTCCTTGTCGAAGTAGTAAAGCTGATATGGCCACTCAACGCCCTCAATTGGAGAAAGGATAGCTTTGATTACGTTGCCATCAGGGAGAATCCACAGGTTAGAGAAGAAAGCCTCATGCCTGCGATCAGCCGGAACCTTTACGCCGCAAGATTCAAGTACGTCACCTGTCAGCCAGCCCCACCGTTCATAAACATCATACTGACCGTTATAGTGATTCGATGTAATCCGCTTCTGCTCACCCATGACTCGGATGTGCTGCTCATAGTTCATTAGCTTGATATAACCCTGAGCATGAGTCGTGATGTATTCCTTGATCTTTTCACCGTCGAACGATTTGCGCTCTGCAATCTCGGCCATTTCAGACTGCGACAAGCGGTGATGCTCCCAAATGTACCGGCAGTTCTTCATGTCGGTCACGGTCATATCTGGATACCAGCGCCAAATAGGAGTCTCGGTCATAAACGGCGCTGCGAACGATTGATTCTCTTGTACGAACTTCTGGCCATTCCAGACATAAGAGAGTCGCGTTCTACGCTCTACCAGCGGCCCTTTGAGAATCCCTGTGCCGTACAAATTGCCTGAGTGAAGCACCTTGCGGGAAACATCACGATAGCGGGCCTCTGCTAGTTGATCGTCAATCCTATTGGCCATCTTCTTAGCGCACTCATCCACGAACTCACGAACGGCTTTGCGGATCTCTTTCGGCCCCGGATTGCGCTGCAATGCTGCGCCAAGACGGATAACAATCTGCTTCTTGACCTCCCCCGGCACAGAAGGCTCAGGCGTAGCCTCAATAGAGAAGTTGCGCTCACGGTTTGCCGGAAAGAGAAGATCCATCAACCGGGCATCAACTGATTCAACCTTAACGCGAGTCTTGCGAAGGAATGACTTCGATCCCTTCATCTTCGCCTCAACATCCGGCTCGTAGATACCTTTGTACTGTCGAAGGTCTTTCAGCCAGCGCTGTTCAGCTTCGATGCGATGAGTCTTACAGACTTCAAACTCGCCCAATAGGTCAGAGCCAAGATTGAACAGTGGGTTTTCCATTGGCGAGTTATCGCCCTTGAAAAGAAGCTCTGCTGCTGAACTGAATTGAGCCTGATCTGCGGCTTGATTTGGAACCGACATTGGACGCGCCTTGAGTTTGGGAATACTCAGGGGATTGTCACTTCGGCAACCAATGGCGCTTTTAACGCTAAGACTAATAACCCGCCCTAGTTGCTGCGGAAGCTGCGAACCGGCTCAGGTTCATATCTGTCTGCAGGATAGGATGAGCATAGCGCTGGTCACTTCTTCCTATCTGATCCGCGCACATCCCAAGATAACGGAACGCATCAGCACCATGACTAAACTCATCATGGACAGGAGCGCCCGGTTCAAGCGTTTGGCTATTAACTGAGCGACGATAGCGCTTCAGGCACTCAATGAGCCTAGCGGTCTTCTCAGAGTCAAAATAACAGCGCTTGAACACCATCCGAGCGTGTTTAATACCTTCTTCAATCGAGATCCTTGGATTGATCTCAACGTGGCATCCCATCGCTTCCATGATCTCTTTGGATGATTTGCCAGTCTTGAAGTCTTTATGCTCGCCATCGTGAGGCAACCACCACTCACCCATATTTCGATAGCGTGACTTCGCCTCACCAACGTACCAATCAAGCGTCTTGAATGACTGCTCGATGTAATCAATGATGCGAAGCTCCGACGCAGCCTTTTGAACAAAGATGACAGTCATTGCATCATTCCAGCCCAAATCTAGGATTGCATGGACAGGCAAAGACGAATCGAGCGGAACATTCCTGATTAGCTTGTTCTGAACTGCGTACTCAAGCTCATTTGAGTAGATAGCGCCAGACACAGCAGACTTGCACTTACCTTCCCATATATTGTCGTAATCGTCCTTGTTGGTCAGAAGGCAATGCTGCCGATCAGCCTCTAGGACTTCAGGAAACCACGGATTGTCATGGTAATTAACAAACGCAACATGGGAATCAGGCGGTGGATTCTTTACGAACCGAACATAAGTCTCGTCGGTATCTAGGTCAGGATTAAAACTAATCCATATCTCAGACTTGTTTTTACGAATCGTAGGAGTGAGCGTATTCCAGCTTTTTTTTGAAATACTTTGTGCCTCCTCGCACCAAACCACGTCTACGCCCTCGAAAGATTTTATTGAATCCGCAGTCTGGTTTGATAAGCCAGAGAAAAGGAACTCGCTTCCATTCTTGCCTCTAATCTCAGTCTCAAGAACTCTGAAATGCTTCTGAAGCCCCATTAGCTCGATCTGGTCGCACAGAAGTTTATGAACAGAGTCTTTGATTGACTTTTGAACTTCTCGCGTACAGAGAACCCTTGTCCTCTTGCTTGCGGCGCGTAGCAGCAAAGCCTTGGCAAACGAATGAGATTTTCCTGACCCCCTGCCTCCATAAGCGATTTTGAAGCGCTTGGGAAAGAACAGGAATGTCAGCTTATCTGGAACATCGACCTGAAGTTCGTTAGCCATCAACCTTAACGCCATTGACTACGATTGATAACGGCTCGCTTGTCTTATCGTCATCATCATCCTTCAGGCCAAAGATACTATCCTCTCGATCCTGAAGTTTCAGCCGAGCCTCAACGAGATTCTTGTAAGCCTGAGTTGCTTTCAATACATCGCCAATACCATCAAGGTTACTTAGCTCATTCTCAAGTATCACCTGAAGCGCAGCAGAGCGATCAGCCTCAGTCTTTATATCAGCACGTTGGCGAAGCCTTATGTTTGCAGCGTTATTTGAAGCCTGTTCAATAGCGGATTGAATTGTTTGTGCGGATTTATTTGCGGATTGTTGCGCGGATTGCTCAATTAGCTCCTGAACATCAATGGCTGCGAGTTTTGCTTTTGTTCTCTCCTTGATAGCGACATCAAGGTTTCTCTTCCATCCGTTTTGCTTCGCTTTGAGCGTAATCGAAGAAGCATTGACTCCGCAATCAGCGGCAATCTCACGAACGGTCATTTGATTGGCTACATACAGCTTATGGATCTTCTCCCAATCAATGTCGTTTCTGCGCCCCATCTCAAGCCACCGCGCTATCGAAAAGTTTGATACGGTCTTGGAGAACGTCTAGGTACTCACGCATCAGGACTGCTTGGTTCTTTAATAGGCGCTGCTGGTCTTCGCTCAGGACTTTGAACGACTCCATCTCCCGGAAGGTTTCGAGGCCGTACAGCTTGATTGCGAGATCATCGCGCTCATTCAGGACGCGGAGCTTGAAGCACTCCGGTTTCTTTTTGGCCAGCTTGTCGGCTAATAGGTAGCCTTCTAACTGCCACAGCTTGCCGAACGCATCCTCATAGGCGTACTTGCGCCCTTTGGCCTCATCGAAGTTCTTTGGATCGACGCAGGCCGACTCCCCGCGAACGGAGAATCCATTGACCATTGTGATACTGCAGATGGTGACGGTTGTACCCGGTAGGACAAGGTAATCCACATCCTTGATCCGCTCTTCAAGGTGCTGTTTGTCGATGGATGTTTTCATTAGTGGGTTGACCCTGAGTGGTTTTCCATTCCCCTTAGAATTGCCGACGGACAAACACCCTCTGCTACACCATCAAAGGCGATTACTTCGCTCAGTGCTTCCTCCAGAAACCCATACCAACCATCTGACTTATCGACCACAAGATCAACCATTGCCTCAGACAGTGCATACGCAGCTTCCCGCGCATTGATTTGATGGTCTTTTGAGAAATTTGCCACAAGCAGCAAAACAGCCTCCCGAATCTTCACAATCACTTCTTCGTCACACTCTTGGTCAAGATAAATCTCTTCATTCTGGCTGGACATACGGATCTCCTTGGATAACGTGACGGTAATTGCTTGCTGGATACAGATTGCCTGAGTTGATCCACTCCCCTAGCTGGAGGTGAGCGATGGCCACTTCCGCGACCTTTCCAGAATCATGCGAGAGCATTGGGATCTTCGCCGAGGCGAACTTTCGAGCGGCTAGAATCATTCCGTCGATCCCTGCTTTTGATGTCACGCGCCTACGGCTCTCAAACCGTGGAAGTAATTCAAATGTATGTGGGTTCATTTTTTTATTCTCTGTCGGGCAACCAATG